GCAGGGCGGAGTTTCGGCGCAAGTCAAAACTTCCAAACCAATCCAGATATTCAAGTCCGGCAGGCATACCGCGATGAGTGGTGCTGCGTTGTCATTTTCCGAAACCGATCTTGCGGCAACTGCTGCGGCATACGACCCGGCTAAACATGAAGCGCCTATCGTCGTGGGTCATCCGCGCAACGATGGTCCGGCTTACGGCTGGGTGCGATCACTTTCCTTTGCTGACGGCCTGAACGCTGAGCCGCAACAGGTAGACCCGGCGTTTGCCGAGATGGTGAATCGCGGCGCCTTCAAAAAGATCAGCGCCTCATTCTATTCGCCTGACTCCCCCGGTAATCCCGTGCCAGGCGTGTATTACCTGCGTCATGTCGGTTTTTTAGGCGCACAACCGCCAGCCGTTAAAGGCCTGCGCGATGCCTCCTTTGCTGAAAAAGAAGAGGGCGTGATTGAGTTTGCTGATGATGGTGATGTGCAGAACGCCTCGCTGTGGCGGAGCATAAAAAACTATTTGATCGGTAAAGAAGGTTTGGACGCTGCAAACACAATTATTTCTGAATACGCCATTACAAACCTTGAGCAAGCCGCGCAACAGGATGATGACCTATCTGCCGTGTCGGCACAGGCAGGCGATACCGACACCGCTGCACCCGCAGCCGCTTTTACCGAACCAACCCAAACCCAAGGAGACGAAATGTCCGCAGAACAACTGGCCGAGCTTGCTGCACTGAAAGCTGAAAACGCAAAACTCAAGACGGATCAAGCCGCTTTTGCCGAAGCTGAAAAATCGCGTGTCATCGCCGCACGAAATGCCGATCACACGGCTTTTGCTGACGGCTTGATCAAGGAAGGCCGCCTGCTGCCTGCACATAAAGGCGTGACAGTGGCAACGATGAACAGCATGACTTCACAGGATACAGCGGTTGAATTCAGCGAAGGTGATACCAAGACCCCATTGATCGACGCATACAAGGCGCAACTGAAGGCGGGTCCTGTGATCGTTAACTTTAGTGAGATGAGCGGTGGTGATACGACTGAAGCGAAAACAGACCCCACTTCGATAGCACGAGCTGCGGTTGAATTTCAGGAATCTGAATCGGTCGCCGGGCGTATCGTTAACTCTGCCCAGGCTGTGCAGCATGTAATGGCGAAATCTAAATAGGATTGAGGATTGAGGATCGGGAATCGCTCGCTCCTTGCTTACATCAAACATTTATAAAAGGAAAAAATATGTCTAATATTTTACTAGTCAAAAACAACATCGCGGATGGCGTGATTGCTGCTAATACCATCGTCAAGTTCAGCGCAGATGCTCACGTCGTTCAAGCGGCTGCCGTCACTGACTCGCTGATTGGTATCACCACCGACATCCCGGCCGCATTGAATGATCGCTGTGATGTGATTGTTCACGGTCTGGCTGATGTGCTTTACGGCGGTACTGTCACTCGTGGCGATATGCTCACAACAGATGCCTCAGGCCGGGCAGTCACGGCAGCGCCCGCTGCAGGTGTGAATAACGTCGTCATCGGGATTGCATTTGTTTCAGGGGTGGTCGGCGATATCGGCGCGGTCGTTCTGTCCCAGGGCAAGGTTCAAGGCTAAGCGCCTTAGTTGCAATCAACAAATTCAAAGGAGTTATAAATGAGCACATCCGCTTTTCCAATCAACCCTGAGCTAACCGCGATTTCGATTGCCTTTAAAAACGACGCATCGCAGCTGATTGCCGACCAGGTATTGCCGCGCATTCCGGTGCCAAAGAAATTCGCTTATACGTCCTATACGCCATCGCAAGGGTATACGGTGCCCAATACGCAGATGGGCCGCAAGTCTGAACCTAATATGGTCGATTTCGGCGGTACGCTGATTAACGTGGAATGCGTGGACTATGGCCTGGATGATCTGGTGCCGAACGATGAAGTTGATGCGTGGGAATCAATGGCGAAGCCTTCGACTGGCGGCCCGGTTAATCCGCTAGAGCTGTCAACCATGATGCTTACCGGCCTGATTCAGCTCGACCGAGAAGTTCGTGTTGCAGGTAAGGTGTTTAACGCGGCCAACTATTCCGGCACCAACCAGTCAACCCTGTCCGGTACCAGTCAGTGGTCAGATCAGGTTAACTCCAACCCGCTGAATGCGATTGTGCAGGCGCTGGACGTGCCGCTGGTGCGACCGAATGTACTGGTCATCGGTCAGCAGGCGTGGACGATGTTGCGCCAGCATCCAAAGATCGTACAGGCTATTGGAAAAAGTGCGCAGCTGGGCGGTTATGCAGCAATCGATCAGGTAGCCGAATTGCTTGAGCTGCAATCTATTCTGGTAGGGCGTGCGTTTTATAACACCGCCAAAAAGGGACAGACACCGGTTTATAACCGAGCCTGGGGCAAGAATGCCGCTCTGCTGCATATCGACCAGCTGGCCGCGCAAATGGAACAGCCGACCTTTGGTTGGACAGGGCAATGGGGTACCAAGATCGCCGGTGATATTCCTGAGCCTAGAACGGGTCTGCGCGGCGGCGTGCGGGTGCGTTGCGGTGAGAGCGTGCAGGAAGTGATTGCTTCCCAGGATGCTGGATATTACTTCCAGAGCGTAGTTGCCTAAACTGAAGATCAATGACGGCGGCATCGTTGCTGCCGTCTCATATAAGGGAAATCATGCAAAAAGTCTATAACGTATTGCAGCCGCTTAACCATGACAATCAACGCATTGAAGTGGGTGGTACGGTCAATCTGGAAGACGATCAGGCCGCCCCTTTGCTGCTGCTCGATGTAGTTTTTGATACAGGTGTAGTTGCCCAGGCTGCCGATGTTTCGGTCGCGCCAATCGATCCAGATGTTCGTTTGACTGCTATCAAGGCCGCGATCACTACCCTTGACCCAAATAATCTGGATCAATGGCTCAAAGACGGCAAGCCCTCTCTAGATGCCATTGCTGCAATCACCGGCTGGCCTGTCACGGCGGTTGAACGCAATACGGCACTAATGCCTGTCACAGCATAGTTCTGACGATGAACTTCTTTCAACGAGTACTTGTAGCTCTGCTCGGAATTGATTGGGTGCCTGTTCCGAAACTGAATTTATTGATCGTATCCGCCGATTTAACCATACAAGGAATTAACATGAAACTGACCATCACAGACACTCAAGCAGCGCCCGTCGTCGTTAACGCATCGCCCGCTGCTGACGCTGCCGGCAATACCGGCGTTTTTAACGGCGCACTCTCTTACACCAGTAGCGATCCAGCTATCATCACCGTCAGCCCGTCAGCAGATACCAAGTCTGTCAGCGTGCAGCGCGTGGGTCCCCTGGGTGTTGCAACCGTAACGGCAACCGACGGCATTGTCAGCGCATCGTTCGAGGTCGAGGTTGTGGCCAGTGAAGCGCGCGATATCAACTTTACTGTTGCCACTACCGCATAACCGGCTACTGACATGACCTACGCCACCCAGCAAAACATGATTGACCGATTTGGCTTACAGGAGCTGACCGGTTTAACGGATCTGTCAAATACCGGTGCGCTTGATGTCAATGTGCTGGGGCAAGCGCTGGCGGATGCGAACAATGAGATCGACGGCTATTTGTCCGGGGTTTTTACCTTGCCACTGATAACAGTTCCACCAAGACTAATCAAGCTTGCCTGTGATATTGCACGTTATGAATTGTATGGTGTCCACTGTTCGGATCAGGTGCGTCAGCGTTATACCGATGCTATTGCTTATCTCAAGTTGGTTGTCACTGGCGTGGCATCGCTTGGGCTTGATCCGCTGAATAATGCAGCTGACGGCACCAGTGCTGTCAGCATGAACCCGAATCGTCCCGTGTTTGCGCAGTGCCAGTTACGTGACTATAACAAACCGCCTTACCACTTATAAACCATGTTATCTCAACCCGTTATTAATCAACTTATTGCGATACAGGTAGCCGGCGTCGCTGTTTTTAACCGCGTATCGGGCGCAGCTAATTTTGCAGCGGCGCATGAGGATTTAAAAAACTGGATTACGGCAGCTTATGTGATCCCGCTGGCAGACGTGGCTAAGCCCAATGATTTAATGGGGTTGAATGTAGAGCAACATGTGATTGAACGTTTCGGGGTGATTCTAGCCGTTAAAAACTTTCGGGATCAGCGTGGCGATGCAGTGAATGGCGCGCTGGAAACGGCACGAAGCAAGGCAATACAAGCATTGATGGGATTTTCTCCCGGCACAGGATATGACCCCGTGCAGTATGGCGGCGGGCGTATTTTACAGCTGGACGTCATTACAACATGGTGGCAACTTGAATTTATAACTGGATATTACGAAAGGAATTTCTGATGATGGATACGCCAGAAATAGCGCCCCAGGCAGGCGGCAGTTATATGCGCGATGCAGCAGGCGCGCTAACAAAAATAGATGAATCGGGTGTGACGGATAGCGTATCAGTAGCTGAACCTGTCGCAATAGCCATTCCCGAACCTGCTTTAACCACGAACACCCAGGAGTAACCAGATGTCACGTTATGTACGCAATACTGCTGTATTAATTAAGGTTGAAACGACATCCGGCACCGATGCTGTTCCTGCCGCCGCAACCGATGCCATGCTCTTGCGCAATTTTACCTGTAAACCGCTGGACATCAAGTATGTGAATATGCCCGAGGTGCGCCCGTATTTTGGTAAAGGGCTGGATATGCTCGGCACCGCGTTTGTCTCAGGCACATTTGAACTGGCGCTCTCCGGATCCGGTGCAGCCGGTACCGTGCCGATGTGGGGGCGGGTTCTGCGCGCCTGCGCCTTTGCTGAGGTAATTACCGCATCATCTCGCGTAGATTACACGCCGATTTCAACAGCGCTGGAATCAGCAACCATGTATTACTACGATGACGGCCTGATGAAAAAAGTGCTCGGCATGCGTTGCGACATTACCAGCTTTAAGATGGGTTATGGTGATGTGCCGATTATTGGCATTAAATTCACCGGCTTGGATGGCGGTGAAACGGCTGTAGCTACGCCGGCGCTTACCCTGACCAACTGGAAAGCACCGTTGCCGATCAATACCGTCAATAGTGGCTTGCTGACTATCGGTTGCACCTACGCTGCCGGTGCTTTGACGGGCGGGACAACCTATACATCAAAAGGACTGGAGGTCACGCTGGGTAACGTGCTGAACTTCATGGAATTACTGGGTGGCGAGTCCGTTGACATCACTGATCGCGATGTAAACGCTAAATGTACGTTGGATTTAACGGCGGCTCAAGAGTTGGCAAATATGGCCCTCGTAAGATCAGGGGCGACGCAAGGTATCGGCCTGCTGCACGGCACTGTGGCCGGTTATAAGCTGCTCACACATCTGCCAGCCTGTCAGCTCAAAAACCCGATCAAGGATACGCTTAACGGTCGTCGCGTCATCAGCTACGATATTAACGCCGCACCGACGGTTGGCAATGATGAGTGGCGCATTGTGTCGCTCTGATCTGATAAACCGAATCACGCAATAGCTCAAGGCCCCGTTTTTACGGGGCTTTTTCTTTGGCACTGAAGCCTTTCCATATCGCCAGCGCCCCGCGCACGTGTGAACATGCGGTCTCGGTAGGCAATGAATGCTCACTCATATTAAATCATCCAGGGAGTCGCAATGGAACAAAACCAAAAGCCGTTATTCGTCATCGATGCCAATCCTGTCGTCTCGTGGCCAGTCGTCGTAAAGCTGCCGGCAGACGGTGGAACCTTCGTGGAATATCAATTTACGGCAAAAATCCGCGTGCTTTCAGCGGCTGAGTTTGCAGCATTATCAGTTGGATCTGTCACGGATGGTACGACTGAAGTGACGATGATAGAAATACTGAAAGATAACTCATATCAGTTTGCAAAGCTGGTTATCGGCTGGGATGGAGTTGCTGATGCCAGCGGAAATCCTGTGCCATTTGCTGTTGATGCGCTGTCCGCGCAGGTGACCGGTCCGCATGGCGCTGAACTGTCTGCCGGATTATGGAATGCAGTACGCGAGATACGCAGTGGGGTTCGCCTGGGAAACTCCGCGCCGCTGCCCGTCGCTGGATAGGTGGCGGCGCAGGACCTGATGAAACGGATGCAGCGCTGGCTGCGTTCGGCCTGACACAAGAAATTGAGGGTGAAGCTGATGCAGATACGCCCCTTCCGGTTTACGCCTTTAACTGGACAACGCTGAGCATCTTTATTTCGACATGGAACCAGTGGCATGTTGTGGTGGGAAAAGAGCTGGTCCGCATCGGCATGAGCTGGGGCGAGGTTGAATCAGCGTTGCGACTGTCCGGCATCAAGCGTAGCGAATGGCCGGTGATATTCGAGGGATTGCAGGTAATGCAAAACGAAGCGCTCACTATTTTTAACGAACGATCAATGAGTAACGCATAATGGCTGACGATCTTACTTTTGGTGTGCGCATTGTTGCTAACAGCGACGAAGCCATTGATGCGTTTAAAAAAACATCTAGTGCAGTCAATGATGTAGGTGCGTCGGTTGAGGAAGCTACACAACAATCCGTAATGTATGAAGGAGCGTTATTTCGTACAAGCGAAGCTTTGCAAGCGCATATTCTGGCGCAAAAAGAACAGGCGTTAGCGGCTAAGTCGGCAGCTAAAGAGGTTGAAACACTTGGGGATGTTACCGGAAATACACAGGAGCAGGCAAATAAACTAGGCGCGGCATGGCTGAAGCAGGAGGCTGCATTACGCAAGTCAGCAGAGGCCGCCGCTTTTAACGGAAAAGAGGTTCAAGCACTGATTGCCAGGTATGACCCGCTCGGCACAACACTCAGGTCGGCTGAGGCGGATCTGATTAGGCTACAGAAAACGATGGGGAACAGCGAACGCCCGGAGATTATTAACGCATTTGGCGCGATTGAAAATAAAATCACCGACGCAAAGTTAAAAATAAAAGAAGCTGAGGTAGCTTTTGGAGCGTTTGGAACAGGTGGCGCAGCAGAATTTAAGAAGGTGGCAGCAAGTGCCGAAAAAGGCGCTGAAGGCGTTAAAGCTAACTCAACTGTCGTGCGTGAATCGCTCACTTTGATGCGTGAAGCGTCGGTTGGTAACTTCACGCGCATGGCCGGTAGCGCATCGATCATGGCAAACGCTATGGGTCTCATGCCTGTAATTCTGAGCCCCGTTGGTCTTGCGATTGCCGCAGTAGCCGGTGCAACGCTAGGCATGGTAGTTGCGTTTGAAAAAGGGATTTTAGAGCAAGAGGCGATGGACAATGCGCTGATCATGACTGGCAACTATGCCGGTGCAACGAGCGGTTCTCTTGATGTATTGGCGCATGCAGCAACAGCTTCAGGCGGCAGTTTAGGCGAGGCCAAAAAAGCGGTCGAGGAATTGGCTGGTAGTGGTAAATTTACCAGCGACCAAATCGGTTTAATTTCTACTGCTGCCGTTTCAATGGAGCGCGCGACCGGCGTATCAGTAGATGCGACAATCAAACAATTTGAATCTCTGGCTGTGGAATCCACAGGGGCCAGTGCCAGATCATCAAGTGCCATTTCGAATGCAACCCTGAAACTGGATGATCAATACCATTTTCTGACGCTGGCTGTCTATGAGCAAATCTCCGCACTGGAAAAAGAAGGGCAAGTAAATGAAGCATCCGCATTGGCTACCGATGAATTTGCTAAATCGCTGAAAGACAGGTCTGCTGAAATAGTGACGAACTTAGGTTATGTAGAGCGCGGATGGAACGCAATAAAAGACAGTATCAATGGTGCAATAAGTGCCGTTGGAGACTGGGGCAAAAAGGGTGCGCAATATAATGTTCAGGATGCACAAAGTGCGCTGGCAAGTTTTGATAGCATGCATAAAGCCAAGGGTGACACGAATGAACCCCTCTTTCTTGATGAAAGAAAGGAGCTTGTAAAATCGTTGTCTGCGGCGTATTCGGAGCTTGATAAAGAAAAAAGCAAAGTGGATGCGGAGGGGGTAAAGACCAGGGCTACCAGCGAGGCTGAGCACGCCGCGCAAATGATCAATCTGACAACGACGCAATTGCAAAGAAATTCACAAGGAGAGTTAACTGCGGCGTTAAAAGAATATCATGCCGAGGTGGCAAAGATTGCGGCAATCAATCCCAACGATCCGCTTGTTGCAAAAAATGCTGTAGCAGCGATGGACGAAGCGATTACCAAAGCGCATACCCAAAAAACGCCGAAAGGCCCGCATGTCGCCGACCATGTAAACGCGGCCTATCTGTCAGCCATGAAAGAAGCCGCCGGGTTACAAGATGCCGCAGTCGGCAAATCTGAAGGATTGACCCAAGCGCAAATCAAGTTACTTGATGTGGAACGGTTGATGGTTGACGTAAAAGGTCAGCAGGTAAAGCTATGGGATGTTTTAAGCCCGGCCAAGAAACTGGAAATCGAGCAATCGTTTGCAGCGGCCAGCGCAAAAGAAAAAGAAAATGCGGCGAATGCTGAAGCGTTAAGAGTGAAGGGAATTGTCGGTAATTTTAACGCCTCTGTCGATAGTCATCTTGGTACGCAGGCGACTAAAGACGACCCGACTATGTCCGCCTCCGATAAAGCTTATGCAGATAATGTGAATTTCATCACAAAAGAGACAGCTAAATATACGGCGGAACTGCAAAAACTGGCTGATCAAAAAAATGCAGCCGGACAAAGTACCAAACTTGAGACGGACGGGATTACTGCGCTCGCCGTGGCAAATACTGCTGCAATCGAATCGGCGAAAGCCTTAAAGGTTGCGACAGATGCAAATAACGCATCATGGGAATACGGTGCAACAAAAGCGCTTACTAGCTATAAAGACTCTGTAAATAACGTAGCAAAGAATACCGAAAGCATTGTTACCAGCTCTTTTAAGGGGATGGAGGATGCGCTGGTAAAGTTTGTTCAAACGGGCAAGTTGAGCTTTACGTCCATGGCAAATTCTATTGTCAGCGACCTGATTCGCATCGCGGTGCAGCAAAATATTACAGGGCCGCTGAGCGGCGCGATAAAAGGTATGTTTTCCCCGAATGCTAATGGAAACGCTTTTAGCAGCGGAGGAGTACAAGCCTTCGCTAATGGCGCTGCATTTACCAATACGATTGTCGATAGTCCGACGGCATTCAAGTTTGCCAGTGGTTCAGGTTTTAATTTTGGTGTAATGGGTGAGGCGGGTCCTGAAGCTGTTATGCCATTGACACGCGGGCCTGATGGCAAGCTGGGCGTGCAATCGTCAGGTTCCGGCGGAGGGAATCGTGTCGTGATTAACATCGTCGAATCCCCGGGTAACGGCGGAAAGCAATCACAAACCAGTAGCAACGGGGTAGACACTTTCACCATTCTGGTTGAGAGGTTTAAAAATGCCGTTGCGGGTGACATCATGCAGGGCAGCGGCACGATACCGGCGGCGATGAGCCAGACCTATGGCCTGAATCGCACCGTGGGAGCGTACTGATGGCTACCTGGCCAGCAACACTACCAACACCGCTGCTGAACGGATATGCGATTAAACCGAATGATCAGACTGTGCGCACCGATATGGACGGCGGTGCAGCACGCTCACGACGCCGCACCATGACGCGCAGTGACAAAGTGCCCGTATCGTGGAAGTTCACTGATGCGCAGCTGGTGATTTTTCGTGCCTGGTTTGATGACGGCGTAGCAGGTGCGGCGGGTGGATCAGCCTGGTTCACCACCTCGCTGCCGACGGGTGTCGGCGGGCTAACTTCCATCACCGCCCGATTTATCGGTCCCTTCACCGCACCCGTCTTGTCCGGCCTGAGCTGGAATGTTACCGCTGAACTGGAATTGAGATGACAGATACCACGCTATCCCAGGCAATCCGTGAGGCGTATGCCGCTGCCCCTTCAAATATCGTCATCTATCACACGCTTGAATTGCGCCATCCGGCCTTTACGACGCCTATCCGTGTAGTGCGTGACTGGGCTGATCTGACGGCCACGCTGGAAGCGACGGCACCGGTCAACGCCGGACAATCCGTGACATTCACGCGCTTTGTATTCGACTTTACCAAGCCGGAAGTGTCTGCCGTCGGTGTGCCGCAAATCACCATTACGATGGACAACGTAGATCGCTCGATTGTTGCCAATATCGAAGCGGCCATGACCACAACGGATTTAGTACAGGTGACTTATCGCGAATATCTGAGCAGCGATTTAACCGGACCGCAAAACAATCCGCCGTTATCCATGACGATCATGTCTGTCACGGCTGACGTTTTCAAAGTCACAGCCACGGCAGGTTTTCCGAATCTGATGAATCGCCGCTTCCCGTCCACCGAATACAACACTGAGATTTTCCCCGGGCTTGCATGATGTGGACTAAATATATAGGACTGCCATATAAAGCCGGTGCGCAAGGCCCTGATACTTACGACTGCATGGGGTTTTTTCGCATGATTCAGGGTACGCATTTCGGCATCGATGTGCCGATGATTATCGCGCCGAACTATGACGACAAAGCGGAGCTGGCAGCGATATTCGGCAATCATAAAGAGCGCAGCCAGTGGGTGCTGATCGATAAACTTGAGCACGGCTGCGCGGTCATCGTGCATCGTCCTATGCACATTGGAATCTGGCTTGATGTGGACGGTGGCGGCGTGCTGCATTGCATCGTCGGGGCGGGTGTTATTTTTACCTCAGATAGTTCGTGGCCGATGTCCGGCTTCGGGCGGCGTGAATTTTTCAGGCACAAAGCATGAGCGCACAAGTCCTCTATCTTGAAAATGCGCTAACGCCACAGAATCGCATCGTGCACGATGTGGAGCCATGCTCTATTCAGTCATTAGCACCTGAGTGGAATATCCCGTTCGTCGCGTTCCTGGACGGAGAGGTGATATTGCGCGCTGAGTGGGACGCAATGTTGAATAGCGGCCAGTCGCTGCTATTCATCGACGTGAACGCAATCCCGCAAAGTGGCGGCGGCGGTGGTGGATCAAATCCGCTGCAAATGGTTTTGATGATCGCGGTTATGGTTGTCGCGCCTGAATTAGCGCCTGAATTATATGCTTATATGGGGGGTACATACGTCGCAGCAAATGCCGCCTTTTATATAGCTGCGACAACAATGGCGTTGCAAATGGCCGGCATGGCGCTCATCAGCGCACTTATCCCGCCACCACAACCTACCAGTCCGCAGACCGCAGCCGCACTTGCCGCTGCCAGCCCTACCTATAACATACAAGCGCAGGGTAACACAGCGCGTTTAGAGGCCGCTATCCCTGAGCATTTCGGCAGACTGAAAGCATTTCCAGATTTCGCTGCACAGCCGTATCAGGAATTTTCCGGCAACGATCAGTATTTGTATCAGTTATTGTGCATCGGGCGCGGCTATTACAGCATCGAGGGCGTATTCATCCAGGATACGTCGATAGCCAGTTTCGACGACATCACGTATGAGATTATCCCGCCGAATGGTACGGTGACGCTGTTTCCAACGGACGTGATCAGTAGTATCAGCGTATCAGGTCAGACGTTAACCTGCATCAATTCCGCGTTAACCGTGGCATCGCCAACTGTGGCTGTTCCGGTAACGTATGTGCAGTCCGGCACGACCGTAACGATCACGCAAGGCACG